TAATAATATAATTCAATAATTTCAATTAGTTTTTCAGGTACATTTTCTTTCCAATATTTAATTAAATCTATTAAAGATGATATACGTAAATTCCATTCTTCTTTATTTTTAATAAAAGATATTCCAGTTTTACTATTAATTTTCCAACAAGATGGACTTGTATCATTAGCATCAGGATTAAATCTTAAAAACACAATAGGACGATGGTAAACATCTATAGATAATAACATAATACGTTTATTTTCACAAGAACAATCATATGAATTATGTTTATTTTCATCTATTTCTACTATTATTATATGTGATCCCATATCTAACAAACAATCAGGTCTTTTTTTAGAACAACCATCTTTTATAACACGATCAAATTTCCACTCATTGTCTTTAAAATTTTCTTTTATTTTTTCTATAACAGCACTTTCTTTAGTCTTGAAATTACGACTAATTTTTTGTTCTGGAAATAAATTTACATAACAATACATACAATACCCATCACATTTATTATTTTTTCGTGTTTCACACAAATCTAATTTACATAAAGCAGCTCCTCCACACTCTTTACAGTAACGCTTTTTTTTATCGTGTTTACAAAAAGCAGACCCTCCGCAATCTTTACAAGAAGAACGTTGAATACCATGTTCACAAAAAGCTGAACCACCGCAATCTTTACATTTTGGGCGTTGTTTACCATGCTTACAAAAAGCAGAACCTTTGCATTCTTTACATGTTGGTTTATATTTATCATGTTCGCAAATTTGAGAACCTTTACATTCTTTACATTGTTTTTTAAATTTATTGTGTTCACAAATTTTTGTACCTTTACAATTTCCTTTACATTCTTTGCATTGTTTTTTAAATTTATTATGTTCACATATTTCGGCACCTCCGCATTCTTTACAATAACGTTTATTTTTATTATGTTCACATATTTGTGAACCTTTACAATCTACACATGTGTGTTTTTGTTTATTATGTGGACATATACCAGATCCACCACATTCTTTGCAATAATATTTTTTTTTATTATGTGGACAAGACATTTTAATTTTTTGATTATTTTTATAAAAATAATCAAATTTATATTGAAAAAATTTTGACCTGTAAAACCCTTTACAAAACAGGGAACCCCAAGGCACCTCCGCTAATACGGATGATGTTATTGTTAACACAAGTAGTGATGAAATCGTACTTGACGGCACTTGCTACAACTGTCTGGCTAACGGTAGGTGTTGAGGTGTTAGCGTTGACATACCAAGAGTTGTTCATAGCAGCCGATGAGAAGGGGACAATTGAAACGTTGGTTAATTTTCCATAATTGGTGCTTCCCATCGGATCAATGTTGGCATAATCTAATGAGTAAGAATAACTGTGGTAACCGGTTTCGAGAGGAATAACGGGTGAGTGGTACCAAGGGTTGACAAGTGAGAAGTAGTCGGATCCCATGTTTTGAAGACGTTGGGTGTTTTCATAGATGAGAGAAGTGTTGTCAACGGGGTCAGAGCCAGCAGTGAAATCAACAACACCAAAGAGAGCGTTACCAGCAGAAGCAGCAATGTTACCAGATTGGTGAGGACCAAGAGGAACTTGGGCATCAGTGGTGTAGTTAGACCAAGCGGAATAGTTGGCCTTGTTACGGGCAGCCCAGAATAAGACCTTGACAGCATGGGAGAAACGAATGTCGAATTGAGGAGTGATTTGAGATCCAGAAACACCCATGACACCTGATCCATTAACAGTGCCGTTTGCATTGTATGATTGAAGAGGAGCAGTTTGAACTTGTTCAATGAGAATGTCACGAGGAGCACAAGCCATCTTCTTACGTTCTTCGTTGGAGACAATGGCGTAGTTAGCCCATACTTGGCAGTTGTTGCTGATATCGGGGGCATTAGTTCCAGATGCAAGATCGCTTTGCGCGGCAGGGACAGACACCCAAGCACCAGGAGCGGGGGCAAAAGCTGTAGCAGCGTTGGATGTGAATGCTGGGGGTAAAATTAGACCAGCAGCTGGAGCTGCAGTTGGGCACCAAACGTCCTTGATAAGCAAATCAGTCCAGTTACGGAAAGAAAAGTTAATACGCATTTCATTGTAAGGTAAAGCAGCGGTGGGGAGAGCAATGCCAGAATCACGAGTAAAGAAGAAGGGAAGAGGAAGGTTGAGAACTTGAGAAGGAAGAACTTGAGCAGAAAGGGTAGGTGCGCTTCCGACCGTACCAATTTGAGGGCCACCGCAACCAACCAAGATCAAGGGGTTAGAGGCAACAGGGTTGATAAGTTGGTTAACGTTACCAATCATGACATTGTAACCATTGCGCTTGCCAGCAGGGACAGTGAAGGCCGACCAGAAATCGAGGTGAAAGTTATCGAAACGAGCAGCAACCAAATCGTTGAACGTAATACTGCATTCTTGGATCAAGTTGTGCATCAAGTTACGAGTCCAACGCAAGACACTAGCGGTTGTGGTGGATTGGGAAATGTTAGTAGGGTTAACAACTGCAGCAGTAACTTGAGGAAGGACAACACGGAGCCAAGTGTGGAGGAGATAATCACCAGCACGAGAAATGGAGACGGACCATTGTTGGCCAAAGCCTGCAGAGCCTGAAGAACGGCTGAGGACAACGGGTACTTGGGTAAACCAGGTTGATTTGCGAACTTCACGAACGAAGTAGGCAATTGATTCGGCGCCGCCGTATGTGTATTTTTCTTGTTCGTCATAGGTGGCGAGATCGATGAAGCCGGATGTCAAGTTGGATGTAGCGATAGACATTTGTTTTATTATAGAGGAGAAAATTTTTTTAAATTATAATTTACTTTTTTAATTATCAGACTTAAAGAAAACAAATTTTAAGATTGGTTTTTAAAATTTGTTATAGCGGAATTCCGGTATCGGTGATTTTTTAAGCTATATCAACCTTTAAAATTGTGAAAGTCGGAATTTGGGGTATCGGTGATGACCACTTCGATGACTACTCGTGTAAACCACGTCGAAGTTCCTTTTATAAAATTGAAGTTTAAAGAATTAAATTATAATAAAAACAAAAACCTAAAATGACAACATCCACTTCTTTTGAAAAAATCGGAGACATTTTTAAATGCGAATTGACCTTATCAAACAATGAAAAATTTATTATTCCAATGCGAGAAGATGGTTATATTTTTGCAACAGGCTTGTGTAAAGTTTCTGGTAAAAGATTAAATAATTATATTAGAATGAATGAAACAAAAGAACTTATTAAAAAGATTAGTTCCGAAACTCTTTTTAGCGCATCGGCTCTAATAGAGATATATAAAGGGGGTAATAATAAATATTCTCAAGGTACATGGGTTCATCCAGATTTAGGCATGCATCTTGCTCAATGGTGCAATCCTTCATTTGCTTCTCAAGTTTCAAAATGGATCAGAGAATTATTAATAGTAGGAAAGGTTGAAATTGGTAAAGAAAAATCTATTGAAGAAATGAAAGAATTATATGAACAAAAAATAAAAGAAATGACAGAAAACTTTGAAAAAGAAAAAATAAAAATTATAATGACAGAAGGTGAAAAAAATCTAATACTTTCAAGAAAATATGAACGTGTAATGATCAATCACCAAACATTTTTACGTAAAAAAGAATTATATCGATTAAAACGAGGTGGATGTGTTTATTTAGTAATAATGACAGAAGAAGACAAAGATACAAAAACAAAAGTTGGACTATCTCGAGATATTACAGATCGTGTTTCTGGATATCGTACATCTAATCCATTTTGTAAATTATTATTTGTAATGTACACTGAAGATTATACATTAATGGAAACTAGTATAAAGAGAAAATTTCAAGATGAATTATACCCAAACAACAGGGAATTTATTACAGGTGTTACAACTGAAAAATTAATTGATTCCATCAAAAACATAGCTGATATGTTATCTATAAAGTATACACTTGAAACACAAGACCAACTCGATATTTTTAATACACATAATATTAAAATTATTGGCGGAGGTGTTAAACAAGATGAACCTGAAGAACCACTTCCTGAAATCACAAAACGATGTGGAGGCCTTACTCATACGACAGAAGAAAGTCGTTTCTTACCATTGTCTAAATTTTTCAAGAATTCAGGAAACGAAGATGGGGTAAATCGTATTTGTAAAGATTGCCATCTTGTAGGTGTCTACGGAGACAAGCGAAAAATTCGTAAAATTGTAAAAATTCCAGAATATGATGAAGTTACACAGAAATGGTGTAATCGTTGCGAAAAGGTTCATCCTCGTGACAATTTTTTTAAATCAAAAGACACAAAGGATGGACTTTATGCAAATTGTAAAAACTGTAAAAATGAACAGAAAAAAGCCAGTCGTATCAAAGATAAAAATAAAAGCAAAAGTGTTATCTAAAAATAAAAAATAAAAGCGATTTAAAGAAAACCCCTCAAATCATGAGGTAAAATATGTATAGTTAAAAAGATAACTATACATAAATAAATTTCCAAATGGAAATTGATATATTACATATTGATAAAAACATAAGAGATAAATGGAAAATAAATGAAGAGAAAATGGTTGAAATAGAAAAAAATATAGAAGAAATTAATGAACTATTAAAAGATAAAAAATTGTCAATACATATTATAAAAGATTTAAAAGACAAATTAGAAGAATTAGTAAATGAAAAACAGCGATATAATGATTTTCAAACCAATTTAAATTTTTATATCATGGATGTTACACCAATATTGGAAATATACAAACAAATGACACTTCAACCCAAAAAAATTTCATTCATGACGAAAAAAGACACAAATCAGCAAGAAATTCGCACGGTTGTAAAAAAATACTTGGATATATTAGATAATTATAATATTAATTATGGTGAACTTGACGATATTGTTTCAAAAAACAATAAATCTCCTCCAAAAAAAAGAGAATGCAAGAGATGTAAATCAAGTACAGATTTCATTTTTAATGAATATAATAATGTAGAAATTTGCGAGTCATGTGGAACACAGGAAGAAAAATCATATAAATCATCTTGTTATAAAGATATTGCAAGGGTAAATATATCAAATAAATATACATATGAAAGACGGATACATTTTAAAGATTGTATCAATCAGTATCAAGGTAAACAAAATTCAACAATTGATCAAAAAGTTTTTCGAGACATTGAACGTCAGCTTGAATTACATGGAATTATTGATATAAATTGCACAGATTTATCCTTACGTTATTCTAAAGTAACAAAAGAACACATCTTGCTTTTTTTAAAAGAGACAGGTCATTCAAAACATTATGAAGATATTGTATTAATCTATCATAAATTAACAGGAAAAAAGGTAGATGATATTTCACATTTAGAAGATAGTTTAATGGAGGATTTTGACAAGATTTCAAATATATATGATCAAAAATTTAAATTTACGAGAAAGATTGAACGAAAAAGTTTTATTAATACACAATATGTATTATTTCAATTATTACGTAAACATAAATATCCATGTAAACAGTCAGATTTTAACATGTTAAAAACATTGGACCGAAAAAGTTTCCATGATGAGATTGTAAAGGAGATTTTTGAACATCTTGATTTTAATTTCACACCTATCTTTTAAAACTTTTGACGCCGATTTTTATACAACTTAAAGATTATCATATAGTAAAAACACGATGGCAATATCAGTCCTTCAAGATCGAAAATTTCTTGTTCATGTTTCAGTCGAGCTTGTTTTGGTAGGGTCGATGGCATATTTTTTTCACCATCGTTCTAAAACGCTAGAGGAACGCGTTAAAAAAGTCGAAGAAGAATTAATTACACTTACTGATATGTTACAGCAAGA